AGAATCTATGATTCGTACTCATAGAAGTGCTAAAAAAGGTAGAGCATTAGGTTTAGGTGTAATGGGATGGCATACTTTCTTACAACAAAAAGGCTTACCATTTAACTCTATTGCTTCAACAGCTTGGACTCACACTATTTTTAGTGATATTAGAGCAAAAGCTGAAGCCGCTTCACGCCAAATGGCAGTCGAATATGGAGAGCCATTATGGTGTAAAGGAACGGGTATGAGAAATACCCACGTATTAGCTATTGCTCCCACAGTATCAAATTCACGTATTAATTCATGTTCAGCAGGTATTGAACCTCAACCAGCAAACGTTTACGTATTTAATGGTGCTAAAGGAACCTTTATTGTAAAAAACCCTGAATTAGAAAAATTACTAGAAGAAAAAGGACATAATAATTCTAAAGTATGGGATAAAATTATGGCAGATAATGGTTCGGTTCAAGGATTATCTCATGAAGTTCTAACTGAGGATGAAAAAGAAATTTTCCTAACATTCCCAGAAATTAACCAATTAGGTCTAGTTCAACAAGCAGCTGTTAGACAAAAATATATTGATCAAACTCAATCCTTAAATGTATCATTTGATCCAACAGATTCACCAAGATGGATCAACCAGGTTCATATGGAAGCATGGAAGTTAGGTATTAAAACACTTTATTATCTAAGAACTGACTCTGTTATTAAGGGAGATTTAGGTTCTCGCACAGTAGATTGTGTAGCTTGCGATGGATAGATTTTAATATTTTATATTATTGAAGAGGCGCGACAGCGCCTCTTTTTTTCATATTTATAATCAAATGTTTTCCTAAAAGTTTATGTATGGTAAAATTTATTAGAACAAAGATTATGGCATTTAAAGACATATTTAAAGATGACAACTCATTTAATGAGAAAAACATCGTAGGATTCGCATCATTCGCAGTAATGGTATTATTTGCGGCTGCTGATGTTATTACAGGTATTATGGGTAAAGAATTAGTAATTACTGATATTGTATTTAACTCATTTGTAATTATTACTCTTGGTTCATTTGGTATTGATGGGCTTACAAAAATTTTCAGTAAAAAAGGAGAATAATGTTACTAAAAGTAGGTTCACGTGGTAAAGAAGTTAAAGAGCTTCAAGAATTTCTTGAAATTGGAGCAGATGGTATCTTTGGTAAAGGAACAGCTTCAGCAGTTAAAGCATGGCAACAAGCTAATAACTTGGACGCTGATGGTATTGTGGGTCCTGCCACTTGGGACGCTATGGGTCTTGCTACTACTGATTCTTCGGAACAAATTTATACAACCGAAAATGGCCTAATAGTTGAAAGACACTTTTTACCTTTAGGTGAATATAAATCAGGCCCAACAAACAAAGAATATGTTTTCTTACATCACACAGCAGGATGGCATAACCCATTTAATTGTGTAGATCAATGGGGTAGAGACTCACGTGGCGCTGTAGCTACTGAATTTGTATTAGGTGGCCCTTCAGTAAAAGGAAATAATACTAAATTTGATGGTGTAATGGTTCAAGCATTTCCTGAAGGTGGTTATGGCTGGCATTTAGGTAAAAATGGTTCCCAACACATGCATACACACTCAGTAGGAATTGAAGTGTGTAATTTTGGTTGGATTAAAGATGGTAAAACATACGCTGGAACTCGTGTTGATGAATCCCAATTAATAGAATTAAACAAACCATTTAGAGGATTTAAAACATGGCACAAATACTCAGATACTCAAATTGAAGCTTTAAGAAAATGGATTCTTTGGATTGGAGAAAGAGATGGTATTGATGTTAGAAAAGGTCTTCCATCACTAATTAAAGAAAAAGGTGCTGATGCTTTTGAATTCAATGCTGATGCTTATTATGGAAAAGTTAAAGGTGTTTGGACTCATACAAATACTCGTAAAGATAAATTCGATATGTTCCCTCAACCGGAACTATTAGATATGCTTACCTCATTATGATAAAATATATTATATTAACCCTAGTACTATTAGCTTCTTGTACTCCTGAAAAGGATTATGAAACAGGATATGTTACAACTGGTAACCCTGATAATAGTTATTTAGATACTACTAAAATTTACTGTTGTGGAGATTAAAGAATTAGAAGATATTTTTAAAACTGAAGAGTTTAAAACATTACCTTGGAAAAATAGACTTTGGATTAGAATTAAAGTTGCTTTTTTCGGTATGTTAGAAATGATGTGATGAAACTTAATATGAAGACACCCATAATAGCTGCCTCTACAACTGTAGGATTTGTTTGTTCCTACTTTATGAATTTAACCATGGAAAATGCTGAACAATATTTGGCAGTGGTAGCAGTAATGTTATTAGATGGTTTCTTTGGAGTAATTAAAGGAGTAAAAACCGAAGGATTCCAAACTAGAAAAGCATTAAAAGTATTACAAACCTTATTTACATGGATATTAATACTAACTTCTATCCTGATGATTGAACAAGGTTTCTCAGGAACAAGTTGGTTAAGTGAAACCATTATAACTCCATTTATAGTCTTCCAATTACTCTCAGCACTTAAAAATGCTTCTTTAGCTGGGTTTATTAAAAATGAATTATTAAATGAAATCTTAGATAGATTTGATAAACATAAAGGACAAAGAAAATGAAAAATTTATTAAACAAAATTAAAGGATTCTTAGGAAAAGTATGGGCTAAAATCTACCCAGTACTATTCTTTGTATTCATTGAGTTAAAAGATTTTAAAAACTGGTCATCAGTTAGAGCAGTATACTTACTAATGTCGTTAGTATTATTAGGAGGTTTATTATATAAAAACTGGTGGGTAGTTGTATTTGTAATCGTAATGCTTCAAGTAGGGGTTTGGACTAAAAAATGTCCATCTAAATGGGTATTTGAAAAATTAGGATTACGTAAATCCGAACTCTAAAATGTCAGCCTTAGACGGCATATCAAAAGGTAGTAGAATATCTCTACTTATTGCGGGTCTCATTATGATGACCTTCTTTGGGGTACAGACTTGTATTGTTTTCGGTATATGTGAACCTTCTTATGTTCTAGCAGAGTTTGGTTATGGATGTGTTATTGCTTTTATGCCTCCTTTCTTCATTGTAGTGAGAGAGTTTTTACAAAATAAAGCTAGAATACAAAAAGACTTAAGTGCCAAAAATGTTTATCTAGAACACGCAGCCAAAATCATTAGACACGATATGCACTCTGGGATCAATACTTACATCCCTAGAGGTATTAAATCATTAAAAAGAAGATTAACAGAAGAACAAATTAAAGAGCTTAAGATTGGTTCTCCATTAAAATTAGTAGAAGATGGTCTACACCACGCTAGAAAAGTATACTCAGGGGTATACGAATTTACTAACCTATTTAAAACAAACTCTCAGATGTCTAAAACTGAGTGTAACGTAAAAGAAATTTTAGAAGATTACCTAAAATTAACCGCCTACAAAAACCAAGTTATATTAGACGATAGCTTACCCACAAACTTACTAATAAATGAACCATTATTTTGTACCGCAATAGATAATTTTATTCGTAATGGTCTTAAATATAATGATTCAAAAACAAAGTTCGTGAAAATATACGCAGTTGAAGACTATCATTCAGGGAGTATGATATGTATAGAGGACAATGGGCGTGGGCTTACTAGAAATGAATTTTGGGAATTATCAAAACCTTATGTTCGAAAAGAAGGACAAAAGGAACAAGGAACAGGATTGGGACTGAACATCTCTATTTCTATTTTAAAAGAACATGGTTTTTCCATTTGGGCAGATAAATTAAAACAAGGTACTAAAATTACAATAAATACGACTTACTGATGATTGATACACTAATGCTAATTGATGATGAAAACCTATTTCATCTAGTATTTGAAGACGCATGTTCACTTTTGGACATGGCTTTATCCTTTGAAGCTTTAGATAGCTCAGATGAAGCTGACGAAAAATTTAAACAATGGTTCCCTGACAATGGAGAAGACAGACCCGAATGTGTGTTTGTAGATTTAAATATAATTGGTTCTTCTTTTGATGGAATCGAAATGATCAGAAAAATTAACTTCGAATATGGAGACGGAGTAGTAATTGGTATTATTTCATCTTCAGAAGACGATGAAGAAATAGAAAGAGCTAAAAAAGTAGGAGCCCAATTCTGGATCATTAAATCCGATGATATAGAACCTCGCCTAGAGGAATTTATGGAGGACTACGATGCTTACAAAGCAAAAACGGCTCCCTTTAAAGTTTATAGATAATGTTTATTGATAAGGTTACAAGAGAAGAGTTATTAAAATTAGCAAAAAAAAGAATTTATTTAGAAGGTAATATCCTAAAAGTTCTTAAAGCTGAAGCCGGAGATACTGAACTTAAAAAGTATCTTGAAACTGCTAAAACTAGGGATAAAACATCTCGTAAAAAACGTTTAGAGGTAACTAAACAAGTTCAAGAACAAAATAAAGAACTAGTTGCTAAACAAGAAGAAAATGATTCCTTAATGGAAGAACTTCAAGTTGCCTTAGAAGAAGCTAGAAATGCTACTTGGGAAGCTGAAAAGTTAAAAGAAGAAGCAGAAAAAGGAAAAGATAAAGCATTAGAAGATTTAGAACTAATGCAGAAAAAAACTCAATTTGAGTTAATAGGACAAATTGTTAAAGTAGCATTATGGGTAATTTTAGGAGTTGGTGTAATCACCACACTTCTTTTTGCCTTTACCTTGGTTCAGGGAAAAGAAAATCCTATATTAGAATCAACATGGTCAAACCTATTTGGTATACTATTGACTAATTCATTTAGTATTATAGGAACCATTATGGGTGTAAAATATGCAACTGAAAAAGAACAATGATGTTTAAAAAAATACAAGAAAGGATATTTCCCTTTTTAATCGCAACCTCAGCCCTGTCAGTATCTGCTTCGGCCGCTTTCTATTCAGTAAGTGGTCTTAGCAAACTCTTTGCAGGTGCAGCTTTTGCTGTTATTATTATGGCAGCATCTTTAGAAGTAGCTAAATTAGTAATTGCCTCACTTCTCTATCAGTATCGTAAAACATTACCTCTTTTATTAAAAACTTATTTATCTATTGCTTGTGTAGTATTAGTATTAATAACAAGTATGGGTATTTATGGTTTTTTATCCGCAGCTTATCAAGAAACAGCTAATAAAGCAGGTAATATTGATGCCCAAATTGCTTTAGTAGAAACTAAACGAGATAATGTTAGAGACCAGTTAACGGTATATAATGCGGAAAAAAGCACTATTAACGGTGCAGTAGCTGATTTGCAAGCTGGTTTATCAAATAACGTTATACAATATAAAGACAGAGAAACTGGTCAAATTATAACAACTACCTCAAGCTCAACACGTAGAGCATTAGAAAGACAATTAGATCAAGCAATTGAAAGACAAACTGAACTAAATACTAAAATAGATACTCTTAATACCCAATTATTTAAATACGAGACTGAAATAGTTGAAATCAAAACAGATAATGAATTAGCAGGAGAATTAGGTCCTCTTAAATATTTATCTGGATTAACTGGTATTCCAATGGATCGAATTATTAATTATCTTTTACTTACTATTATATTTGTATTTGATCCTTTAGCAATTGCTCTTGTAATTGCTGCTAATTTTGCATTTGAACGTTTAACTAATAAAAAAAAAGAAAATATGAGATTATTTAATTGGTTTAAGAAAAAAGAAAAGTTTGTAGAACCTGAAATTGAAGAAATACCTCTTACAGAATTAGATCCTGACCCAAATGACCTTCCTGATTTAGGAGAAAAAGAGGATGATTTTTGGACTGAAGAAGAGATGCAAGATTCCAACGAGCAATTTAATGCCGATAATATGTTGCCCGAAGAAGAACCTAGTAAAACTATCAATAAATTAGATGTTGATGGTGATAACAAAGTTACTATTAAAGATTTACAAGTAGCTGAGTTAAAATTAAAAGATCC